GGTGGTTCCCGGTCGCGTAGGCGTGGAGCAGGGTTAGCGTGTGCGTCTTGTCCACGAGCCGTGGGGACAGGCGTTCCACCCACCACAAGGGCGAGCCTGGGGCGTGCTGCACTAGGCCTCCACCACCCGACATGGGAGGACTACTTGCCAATGAGAAACTCAGGCCCGCCCCCGAAACCGCCCGAGCAGCGACGCCGACGTAACGCGACTGTGCCGATGGTGCAGTTGCCCGCTGGTGGGCGCCAGGGCGATCCGCCGCCGTTTCCGTTGCCGAAGGTGTCGAGTAAGGAGCTGGCGGCGCTGGAGCTGGAAATCTGGGCCGAGCTGTGGCAGACGCCGCAGGCTGTGGCGTGGGAGCGTCACCGTTGGACTCGTGACGTCGCGCAGTATGCGCGGTTGAAGGCTGCTGGTGAGCTGGGCTCGATGAAGGCTGTTTCTGAGGCTCGCCAGATGGGTGACCGTCTCGGGTTGAATCCTCACGCGCTGCTGAGACTGCGCTGGGAGATTGCCCCGGATGAACTTGACGAGGTCCGCTCTACGCGGCCCACGTCGAAGCGGCGCGCGTCGCTGCGTATCGCCGACACCGGTTCCTGATCGTGGCGTGGCGTGGCGCTGCGTTCGACGGCGAGTTCCCGTCGCTGGGCTGGGACGTGATCGGCTGGATCGAGCACTACTTGTGCCACGGCCCTGGTGACGTTGTCGGCGAGGCCATCGACTTAGACGACGAGCTTGTCGAGTTCGTGGTGCGCGCGTACCGCATTGACCCGGACACCGGGCGCCGCGTGTACCGCCGCGGATTCTTCTCCCGCCCTAAGGGCAGGGCGAAGTCTGAACTGGCCGGGATGGTGGCGTGCGCCGAGCTGTTGGGCCCGACACGTTTCGCTGGCTGGAACGCGCAGGGTGAACCGGTCGGCCGGCAGGTGCGTTCCCCGTTCATCCGTTGTCTGGCGACGGAGGAGTCGCAGGCAGGCAACACGTACGAGAACATTCCGGTCATGCTGGATCACTTGTCGGCGAACTTCGGCGACGAGTTCCCCGGCATCGACTTTGGGAACAGCACGCAGTCGTCGTCGCGCATCTTCGTGGAGGGCGGCGGTGAGGTTCGCCCCTCGACGGCGTCGGATGCGTCGAAGGATGGCGGCAAAGAAACTTTCGTGGTCGCCGACGAGACGCACCTCATGGTGCTTCCCGCCCATAAACGGATGCACGCCACGGTTCGCCGGAACCTGCGTAAGCGTAAAGACGCCGATCCTTGGATGCTGGAAACCTCGACCATGTACCTCATGGGCGGCGGGTCCGTTGCTGAGGAGACTCACGGCTACGCGCAGGCGATCGCTGAGGGCCGGGTCCGCGAACGCGGCCTGCTGTTCGATCACAAGCAGGCCGATGACGTGGACTTGGGTAACCGCGACGAGCTGCTGGAAGCGTTGCGCTACGTGTACGGCCCTTTCTCCGAGCACATGGACCTCGATGGGATCATCGCCGAAATCTACGACCCGCAGTCCGATCCGCAGGACTCGCGTCGCTACTGGCTGAACTGTCCGTCGAGCGCGTCGGATGCGTGGATCAGTTCGCTGGAGTGGTCGGCGTGTGAGGAATCGTCGAAGGTTGTGGCTAAGGGTGACACGATCACGCTCGGCTTCGACGGCTCCCGCGGTCGATCGTCGGGTGTCGCCGATGCGACAGCTCTGGTGGGTTGCCGTGTTGAGGATGGGCACATCTTCCAGATCGCTGTCTGGGAGCAACCCGAGGGTCCCGCTGGCGTGGACTGGCTGGTGCCGGTGGTGGAAGTCGAGGCCGCTGTCCGTGACACGTTCGCCCGCTACGACGTGGTCGGTTTCTACGCCGACCCGTCGGGCTGGGAGGGCCAGATCGCCAAGTGGGAAGCCGAGTACCACAAGCGCCTGAAGGTGAAGGCGCACGCTCAGGCCCCGATCAAGTGGTGGATGAATCAGACGATCAAGGTGGGTAGGGCTGTCGAATCGTTCGCGACCGCAGTACGCGGCGGCGAGATGACCCATGACGGCGCGTACACGTTGACACGACACGTGCTCAACGCCCGCCGACGTGTTGACCGAAACAATGTCCGAATCGACAAAGAACACAAGGAATCTTCGAGGAAGATCGACGCCGCCCACGCCGCCCTGCTGGCATGGCAGGCGCGCCTCGACGCCGTCGCCGCGAACGTGTCGAAGCCCCGCCGCTCGCGCAAGTTGACCCGCTACTAGGAGGCCTAGTGCAGCACGCCCCAGGCTCGCCGTTGTGGTGGGTGGAACGCCTGTCCCAACGGCTCGTGGACAAGACGAACACGCTAACCCTGCTCAACGACTACGCGACCGGGAACCACCCGCTGCCCGAAGGCGATCAGCGGGCGCGCGACCTGTTCAAGTCGTTCCAGCGCAAAGCACGCACCAACTACTGCGGCCTCGTCGTGTCGAGCGTCAACGAGCGCCTCCACGTCGAAGGAATCCGCGCGGGCGGTTCCGGCTCGAGTTTGACCGACGCCGAGTCGTGGGACGTGTGGCAGCGCAACCATCTCGACGCCGACTCGGAGCTGGTGCACGACTGCGCGCTGACTCTGCGCGAGGCGTTCGTCATCGTCGGCGCCCCCGACGGGCAGGCTGTGACGTCGATCGAGTCCCCTTTCGACGTCATCGCTGAACCTGATCCGCTTGACCGGCGCATGTTGCGCGCCGCGTTGAAACTGTGGAACGACGACCTGCACGCGGAACGCCGCGCCGTCTTGTTCCTCCCCGACTCCATCCACTACGCGGTCGCGCCGAAACCGTCGGGCACGTTCGACCGGCTGCGCTGGTACGAAACCGCCGACGACTTCTCGGCTGAGCCCGACACGTACTCGAATCCGCTCGGGCGTGTTCCTGTCGTGCGTTTCGTGAACCGACCCACGATCCACGGCGACGGGCGCTCAGAGTTCGAGGACGCCCTCGACGTCCAAGACCGGATCAACAATGTCGTGCTCGACCGTCTCGTCATCGCCAAGCTGCAGGCCTACCGGCAGCGCTGGATCAAGGGGATGCCGAGCGAGGACGAGAACGGCAACCCGCTCGACTTGCCGTTCGTTCCTGGCGTGGACATGCTGTGGAGCGTTGACGCCGATCCGAGCGAGGTCGAGTTCGGCGAGTTCTCCCAAGTCGATCTGCGGCCACTACTCGAATCGGCGCGTGACGACGTCACCGCGTTCGTCACCCTCACCGGCCTACCCCCGCACTACGTCGCAGGCGACCTCGTCAACGCCAGCGCCGACGCCCTCGCCGCCGCCGAAGCCCGACTCGTGGCGAAGGTGCGCTCCCGGATGCGCTCGTTCGAGGAATCGTGGGAACAAGTCCTGGAGCTGGCCGCACTGTGGGAAGGCCGCGACCTGCCCGCCGACGCCGAGATCGTCTGGGCCGACCCGGAGCGCAAGACCGACGCCCAGCTCGCCGACGCCGCCGTCAAGAAGCAAGCCGCAGGCGTCCCATGGCGTCAACGCATGGAGGACCTCCACTACTCGCCTCCCCAGGTCGAGCGCATGGAGGTGGAACGTGCCACCGATTCGCTGCTGTCCACACTGAACGCGCCACCGCCAGATGCCGCGCCTGCTCAGTAGCAAGCTGGTACGGGCGCACACCGCGTACCGGGATTCCACTCAGGCGATCAGGCAGCGCACCCAGGGGGTGCTGCGCCAGTCCTGGCTCGACCTTCCCGACTACCGTGACGGCAACGTCGAAGCGTTCGCCACGCAGGCGGCACGTGTCGTCAGGGCAGGCCAACGCGCCACCGCCACACTGACTGCCGCGTTCACCGAACAGGCGGCACGCGAGACGACAGGCATCACACGGCGCGGCGTCTACGACCTGTCGCGGCTCGACGCGTTACGCGAAGGCGTCGATCCTGTCGAGGAATATCTGCGACCCGGCCACCAGCTCTGGTACGAGCTGTCCATAGGTGTCGCGTTCGCTGCCGCGGTTGAACACGGACTGACCCGCGCCATGACGTTGTCGGCGACTGACTTGCAGCTCGCTAAGACTGACGCATCGTTCCAGTCGTTCCAGCAGGACGATCGGGTCCTCGCGTACGAGCGGCAGGCAGGCGACAACCCGTGCGACTTGTGTTCGCTGGCTGAGGGCCAAATCTCGAAGGCTGACGAGGTCATGCCGATCCACGACAACTGTGCGTGCGACGCCATCCCCATCTTCGACCCCGACGTCGCAGCCGCCGCCAAGTCGATCGACGAGGTGCAGGCCGTGGCTGACGCACCCGCCGACGCACGTGTCGCGTTCGCCGACTCCCGACTCCCCTCGGACGGCGCGCCGCTACCTGATCACGTGAGCGCCCAGCGGGAAAAGAACTTGCAGATCACAGCGAAGTGGAGCGACCGCTACCGCTAACAAGACCGCCGACCGGCAAGGTCGGGAAACAACCCGCCATGGGAGACACGCATGGAAACGCAAGAAGCAGCAGCACCGGAAACAGTCAGCGACACGCTGGAAACGCCACCACCGTCCGAACCCGCGCCAGTGGACACCGACTGGCAGGCAGAAGCGAACAAGTGGAAAGCGGCGGCACGTAAGCACGAAGATCGCGCCAAAGCCAACTTCCAGGCCGCTAAGGAACTGGAAACACTGAAAGAGTCGCAGCTCTCCGACACCGACAAAGCGGTGAAAGAAGCCGAGGCGCGTGGACAAGCCGCCGCCATCGCACAGTTCGGGCAGAAGATCGCCGCTGCTGAACTCAAAGCCGCACTAGCGGGCCTCATTCCCGACCCGGCAGGGGTCATCGAGGACCTCAACCTCGCCAAGTTCGTCACCGACACCGGAGACGTAGACGTCGAGGCCGTCGCCGCACTACGGGAAAAGTACGCGCTACTCGCTCCGGCGAAGAACGCGCCTGCTCCCAACCTTCACCAGGGCCGACAAGGCCCACCCGTTCAAGGGCAGCTCTCCAGGGCTGACCTCGAACGCATGACCCCCGACGAAATAACCGCGGCCATGGCGCAAGGACGCCTGGACGAAATCCGCGGGATCACGCATTAACTAACCAGGAAGGTTGCCAACCATGGCTGTCACCAACTTCATCCCCGAAATCTGGAACGCGCAACTGCTGTCCAGCCTCAAGAAGTCTCTGATATTCGGAGGCCCAGGGGTCGCTAACCGCAACTACGAGGGAAACATCTCGGCGGTCGGCGACACGGTCAAGATCACCTCGATCAGCCGTCCCACCGTGGGCACGTACACGAAGAACAGCACCACGATCACGCCGGAGAACCTGACCGACGCGCAGCGCTCACTGTTGATCGACCAATCCAAGTACTTCGCCTTCGAGATCGACGACATTGACCTGCGTCAGTCCGCGAACGGTGGCGCCCTCATGGCGGAGGCTGCCACCGAAGCCGCGTACGCTCTCGCCGACACCACCGACCAGTACATTGCTGGCCTCTACACCGGAGTGGATTCGGCGAACGCGATCAGCACGACGCCGATCACGACCGGCGACCTCGCATACACCAACCTGATCAGCTTGAAGGTGAAGTTGGACAACGCGAACGTGCCCACGGAGGGCCGCTACGTCATCGTGCCGCCGTGGTTCCACGGCTTGCTGCTCAACAATGACAAGTTCGCTCGTGCGGATGCGTCAGGCACCACCGAGGGTCTGCGTAACGGCCACGTGGGTCGCGCTGTCGGATTCGACATTCTGGTGTCGAACAACTGCGTGAACGTGACAGGAGACGACTGGATCGTCCAGGCAGGGCACCCGATGGCTCTCACGTACGCCGAGCAGATCAGCAACACCGAGGCGTACCGCCCAGAGTCGGCCTTCTCCGATGCGTTGAAGGGCCTACACCTGTACGGCGCGAAGCTTGTCCGCCCAACTGCGATCGCCACGCTCACCGCGTCGATCACATAACCCCCGCCACCTAGCCGCGCCGCCTCAACCGTGGCGCGGCTAGGTGCACCCCCACTTCCACACTTACCCCCGCACCCCTCGTAAGGAGTCACACCATGGCACGTACCGCCATCACCATTAACGCGATCAGCGTCAACACCGCATTGGCGAACCCGACCGACACCACCGCCGACGCCACGAACAGCCACGTCCTCACCCCGACGCGGCCGCTGGGCAAGATTCTGCTCCGCGTTACGCACACCGCATCGGGCGCTAAGAACTTCACGGTGAAGGCTGGCGACAACCCGCCCGCCATCGCCGCAGGCCAGGGCGACTTCGTGACCAGCTTCGCGGCTGGCAACGTCACCCCCGTCGTCAAGTTCTTCGTCTTGTCATCGGATCGCTTCCAGCAAGATGACGGCACGATCAACATTGACCTAGAGTCCGGTTTCACCGGAACCATTGGCGCCTTCTCGATGCCAGCAGGCGTCTAGTCGTGGCGCTGTATCGGGGCCAGGGCGGCGCAGAGTTCGAGATTGAACCGCCACGCGAAGGGTCGATGGCTCGGGAAAGTTTCGACGCGCAGGTCGCGTCGGGCCAGCTCGTGCTCGTTGAGCCTGCACCTAAGGCGCCCAAGCCTGCACCGAAGGCGCCGAAGCCAGACCTGGCAGAAAAGAAGTAGCACATGACTGCCCTGGCCACCGTGAGCGACGTTCAGGCGCGGCTGTCCCGCACCCTAACGAGCGAGGAAGCGGCGCGGGTGTCTGCGTTACTGGATGACGCCTCCGCAGCGGTACGCGCGTTCACAGGGCAGGACGTAGTACGTGGTGAGTCCACGGACAGGCTGGCGGTTCGCACGATCAACCGCCGCCTGTTCGTGGTGCTCCCGCAACGCCCCACGAACGACGTGTCCACCGTCGTTGACATTAACGGCAACACCGTCACGTTCGAGTGGGACGGGCGGGCACGTGTCGAGCTGACAGGACGCAACGGAACCACCTTCGCCGATGACCTCGACGAAGAGCTCCGCTACGTGGACGTGACATACGACCACGGATACGACGACGACAACGATCCGCGCGGGCGCCTCGACGCTGTCGCGGGCGTCGTCGCCAATATCGCGGCGCGTTCGTTCGGCACACCAGCTGACGAGACGGGCAAGACGTCGGAAACGATCAGCCAGTACTCCTACCAGATGGGTGCTGCCGCTGCGGCTGGTGGTTTCGGGTTGCTCGCAACGGAGAAGCGGCTCCTGGTAGCCATGTTCTCCACACGCCGCGGCGGGACTATCCCGCTGTGAGCCTCGCCGGGTTGCTCCGTCAAAGCGTGACCGTGTACGCGCCAGCGAGCAGGGACGTGTACGGCAAAGCGACCTGGGCCGCTGGGGTCGAATACGCGGCACGTGTGGAACCGTCCGCCGATCTGCTGCGTGACGCGTCCGGCAAGGAAGTCATCGTCACCGCCAACGTGATCGTGTCAGGCGAGCCGGACATAACAACGGCGCACAGCGTCGAGTTACCCGACGGCACGACTCCGGTGATCGTCGGCGTGGAACGCAACGTGGACGGCCAGGGTCGCGTCCTCTACACGAGAGTCAGGTGTTCGGGGTGAGCATCAGCATCGCAGGAATGAGCGCCGTCCTCGCTAGGACAGAACGCGCCCAACGGTTCTACGCCGCCGCCGCCGAGCTGCACAATATCGGCAACGACGTCTACCAGAAGTCGCAGGAGGACGTCCCGGTCGGTGAGACGGGCAACCTCAAGTCCAGCGGGCACATCTCCAACATGATCCGCGGGCCGGTCGCTATCTCGGAGATCGGCTACGGCGGCGCCGCGTACTACGCCGAATATGTCCACGACGGGACAGCGTCAATCTCCGCTGAACCGTTCCTCGCCGACGCCGTCGCCCACTTCGCCGGGGCCATGGGCGCACGACTCAACGAGGCAGCGAGCAAGGACCTCGGCAAGTGACAGGCATCGCGTATGCCCTCGCCACGTATCTCGACTCGAACTCGTCCACGCTGACCGCTGGCACGAACTTGTGGGTCGGCAGGATGCAGGAGGCTCCCGACCTCGCGGTCTGCGTCACCGAGTATTCCGGTGACGAACCACAGTTCCTCATGGGAACGACCGCGCTCGATTCGCACCGCGTCGAGGTGCTCGTCCGTTCCGCACAAGACGACTACGAGACAGGGCGCGCCTTGTGCGAAGCGATCCGCGCACTGTTCGACGCGCTGCCCTCGGGCACGTATTCGGGGCTCTCTGTGCTCCGTGTCCCCCCGATCGACACGGTCGCCGCGCTGGGGCCAGACCGTAACGAGCGACCACGATTCACGGCGAGGTTCGCCCCCGTCGTCCAACGCTAAGGAGCGACGCATGGCAAGCAGCAAGCAGGCAGGCGCCCGATACCGGGTCCTCGCTGGCATCGACTACCCGCCGAACAAGCGGGCAGAAATCGGGGACATTGTTTCCGACCTACCGGGCGATTCGATCAAGTGGCTCGTCGAGTGCGGCGCCGTCGAACTGTACTCAGAAGGAGACAAGTAAATGGCCTTCGTTCATGGCAAGAACGCCTGCGTGCTCGTGGGCAGCTACGACCTGTCCGCCTACTTCAACGACGTCTCCTGGTCGCAGGAACTGTCCGCCGACGAGACGACCGCGTTCGGCTCCGGCGACAAGACCTACATCACTGGGATCGGTGACGGCAAGATCAGCGCCTCGGGCCTGTTCGATGGGACCGCAGTTGTCGGCTCAGACGTCGTCCTCGAAGCCGCGCTGTCTGCGGCATCCGATTCGGTTCTACTCACCGCGCCCAGCGGCAACACGCTCGGCGCACGAGTGAAGCTGGCCGCTGGCCTGGAAACAACCTACGAGGTGTCGGAGAAAGTCACCGACGTCGTCGAAACTAAGGCCGAGTTCCAGGCGAACGGCGGAGTGGACGGCGGCATCGTTCTTGCTGCTGCCCGATCCGTTGCTACTGCCACCACCACTAACGAAACATCTCAGGACAACTCTGCGTCCTCGGCGAACGGCGGCGTCGCTCAACTACACGTCACCGCCAACGCGACCAGCTCCACCACGATCGTCAAAGTGCAGCACTCGTCGAACAACTCAACCTGGGTGGACTTGGCGACGTTCGCCACTGTCGCCACCACTGTCCTCACCGCTGAACGTGTCACCGTCGCGGCTGGCACCACCGTCAACCGTTACTTACGCGCAACCTCAACGACAGCCGGGACCGGCGCCGTCGTCTACACCGTCGCCTTCGCGCGGCGCTAACTAAGGAGAAACAAGTGCCCACCTTCGTTCACGGCAAGAACGCATACTTCCAGCTCGACAACGCCGCTGGTTCCCTCGTTGATCTTTCCGCCTACTGCGATGACATTGGTTTTCCGCAGGAAGTCTCCGCAGACGAGACAACGACTTTCGGCTCCGCAGACAAGACCTACATTGTGGGACTCGGCGATGCGAAGCTGTCCGTCTCCGGCAAGTTCGACGCCACCTTGGACGCCCACATGCAGGGCGTCATCGCTGCACTCAAAGCAGGCACGAACGCCTCGTCCTCGTTCGTGTTCGGGCCTGCCGGTTCAGCGACCGGCAAGGTGAAGTACTCGGGCGAGTCGATCGTCACCAGCTACGAGGTGTCGGAGAAGGTGTCCGACGTTGTCGAGTTCAAGGCAGAACTCCAGATCACTGGCGCTGTCACGCGCGGCACGTTCTAATGGCGGGCCTACGGGAGAAGATCCTTGCCGCGCAGGACGTGGACAAGGAAATCGTCCACGTGGATGCGTGGGGCGTGGACGTCGAAGTGCGATCCATGAGTCTCGCCATGCGTGAACGTGTCGGCCAGCTCGCGTCTGACGCTGAGGAAGCACGCAAGGAAGGCCGCGACATTCCGCCCGCGTTCTCCGCGTCCGTGGTGATCGCCACCGCGTTCGACCCGGACACCGGCGAGCAGCTATTCACCGCTGACGACATTGCCGCGCTCAACGAGAAGTCCGCAGCCGCCGTCGGCACGCTCTCTGAGGTGGGCGCACGCCTGTCCGGGCTCACAGACGACGCGAAGGTCGAAGCGGGAAAAGACTAGCCCTCGACAACCGGCGCCGCTTCCTGTTCGAGTTAGCGGAGTCGCTGGGTCGCACCGTTGACGAGTTGCTACTAGGTTCGCCTGCTCACCGTCCCATGACGGCGATCGAGGCGACCGAGTGGATGGCGGTGTGGGAGCTACGGGCAGCCGAACGGAAACCAAAGTAGAGAGGGGCACGTCATGGCAACGATGGACGTAATGGCGCGCCTCAAAGCCGACGCCTCAGGCTGGGTGGCCGGGTTCAAGCAGGCCGAAGCATCGGCACGCAGGACCGCGACCGCTGCGACTGCTGCGTCGTCGAAGGCACAAGCAGCACAGAAGCGACAGGCCTCCGCCGTTAGTGGCGGGGGCCTTGTTGCGTTAGCGGCGGCAGCAGCGATCGGCGCCTACGGGGTCGCCGCTGTGAAGGCGTTCACTGACACGGCGGCGTCGGCGGTGAAGGTGCGCCGAGTCATGGGCGGGTCGATCGAGTCGGCGTCCGCGTATGGGGCGGCAGCGAAACTGGCCGGTGTGGACACTGAGCAGTTCACCAAGTCACTGGGCCTGTTCGACAAGAAGCTGGTCGCCGCGAACGATAACGGTGGCAAGGCTGCGGAGATGACGGCGAAGCTGGGGACGTCATTCACCAACACGGACGGCTCGGTGAAGAACCTCAGCGCGATCCTGCCTGCCGTGGCCGACAAGTTCCAAAGCATGAAGGATGGGCCGGAAGAGGCCGCATTGGCCCTCCAGCTCTTTGGCCGCGCGGGCACGCAGATGCTCCCGTTCTTGAATCGTGGAAGCGCGGGCATCCAGGACCTGCTCACGAAGGCGCGCCAGCTCGGCCTCGTCATCGACGAGCAGGGCGTGGCGAAGCTGTCGGCGTACAGGACAGCGCAACGCGACTTCCAGGGCGCCATGCAGGGCCTTCAGGTCACGCTCGGGTCGGAGCTGCTGCCCTCGGTCACGTCGGCGTTCGGCGCGTTGGGCAGCCTCGCGCAAGTGTTCGGGAAGATTCCTGGCCCCATTAAGACCGCGACTGTCGCTGTGGTCGGGTTTGCTGCGGCTGCAAGCCTGCTGGGGCCGCGTATCTCCGTCCTGGGTGGGTATGTCGGGGGTATCGGGAAAAGCGCGGCAGGAGCCGTTAGAGGGCTGGCATCGTTGGGTGGCGCCATTAAGGCGCTCGCCACAGGGTCACTCGTTGCCGACGCCGCTGTCGCTGGACTGTCCACCGCCACCGGCGCGGCAGGCACAAGCGCGGCCGCAGCCGGAACAGGTTTGGCGGGCGCCTCGGGTGCTGTCCTCGCGTTCGCCGCCGCAGCCGCAGCCGTCGGCATGGGCGTCTCGTATCTCGTGGGCAAGTTCAACGCGACCAAGGGCGCGGCGGGAACGATGGCGAGCACGTTCCTCGGCCTGACCGGCGTGGTGAACCCGCTGGCGCTCGCGTTCGCCCACGCCACCAGCGGCGTAGAAAACTTCGGACACAGCGACGTCCCGATCGACGCCGTCGCCGAGTCGTTGAAGAAGCTCAACGATCAACCGCAACAGCTCGCCGCCGCCTGGTCACGCATGACCCAGGGCATGAGCGGCGACGAAGTGAACGCCGCCAAGGACAAGCTGACAGAACTCGGGGTCGCGTTCTCCGACGTCGCCGACGGCGCCGACGAGGCAGCCACCGCGCAAGCCGAACTGTCCTCAGAGATCAGCAAGTACCAGTCGCTCACCGCGCAATCCACCGCCGTCTCGTTCCGCCAAGACCTCGCACAGTTGAAGGAATCGCTGTCCGCGACTAACGGCGTGTTCAACAACTCGAAGGCGGGCCTGGAAAACCAGTCGAAAGCGTTGTCCATGGCCTCGGGCATGGCGCGCTCCTACGACCAGCAGATGAAGCAGCTCGCCGACGCAGGCCAGGAAGGCTCCGCCGCCGCCGATCAGGTCTCCGCCGCGTACGTGCGTCAGATGACGCAGCTCGCGCAGACGATCCCGAGGACGCAGGCAGGCAAGCAAGCCATCGACGGGATCAACCAGGCGATGGCCGCTGTTCCGGGCTGGAAGCCGATCAACGTGACGACACCGGGCGCGTCGCAGGCGCAGACGCAACTGGCGTCCCTCGCCGCCAAGGTCAACATGACCCCCAAGCAGCTCCGGGTCGCGATCAGTCAGGCGGGCGCCGATCCGACGGGCGCGAAGATCACGGCACTCGCGCGCAAGCTCGGCACCACCCCGAAGAAGCTGCGCCTCATCATCGAAGCCATCGGCGGCGACAAGGCGATCGGCGACGCAGCGAAGGCCGGAAGTCAGGCGGGCAAGAAACTCGGCGACGGAGCCAAGGCTGGCAAAGGCCAAGCCAAGGCCGCAGGTCGAGGTGTTGGTGCTGCGATCGCCGAAGGCGGCAAGGCCGCGACCGCGCAGGCAGGCCAAGCGGGTCAAACCGTTGGCGCCGCCCTCAACACCGGCGCCGTCGTCGGAATCCAAGCCACCCTCGGTGCTGCGATCGGCGCCGCGACAGCGGCAGGCGCGCAGGTCGCCCAGGCGTACAAGGACGCCGCCAAGACGCACTCCCCGTCCGTGTTCGGCATCGAGGTCGGCGAAGGCCTCAACGATGGTGTTCTGGTTGGTATCGGATCGACCGCAGCCCGCACGCTGGCAGGTGTTCGCGCCATGGCCACGCGCATCGGCACCACGTCGGGTGAGGCAGCCGCACGTGCGAAGGCACGCGCCGACGCGAAGGCGTCACGCGACCTCGACAAGCAGCAAGAGGCCATGAACAAGCAGGGACTCACCAAGAAGCAGAAGAAGGCAGGCAAGTCCTCCGGCCGCGGTGACCTGTGGCGCGCCGAGCAAGACGCCGCACGCGACTACTGGAAGCAGGTCGCCGACGACGCCGCGCAGGCCGCGCAGAAGATCGAGGACGACGCCGCCAGCGCACGAGACGCCCTCCTGCAGCTCCGCGAGTCCACGACTCTGCAACTACGCGACAGTGGACGCGGCGACGTGACACAGGCCAAGACGGCGGGCAGCGCGAAGTCGTGGCTGACCAACCAACTGAAAACTGTCCTCAACTTCAACAAGAACCTCCAGACGCTGGCCGCTAAGGGTCTACCGCAGGGCATGTTGCAGCAGATCATCTCCAAAGGCCTCGACGGCGCGCCACTCGCCGCGTCGCTGGTCAAGGCCAACCTCGCCGACTTCAACCAGATCGCCGCGACGGCAGCCGCGCTCGACACGGCATCTCTCGCGCTCGGGAACACCGGCGCGGGCCTGTTCATGGATCGCCCCTCAACGGCGGGCGTTACAGCGAACCAGAACGGCCCCATGGCGTTCACCATCTACATCGGCAACCAGCAGGTCAACGAACTCGTCGGCGCCGAAGTGAACGGCCAAGTCGCCCAGATCGTGAACAGGATGGTGTACCGCTAATGGCTCTCACGATCACACCCACCGTCGAAGTCTCCCACGAGCCGCCACGTGTCCTGCTCACCCTCGACACCACCGGATACGTCGGGGACACGCTGGAAATCTACCGGGTCGAGGACGGCACGTTAACGATCGTCCGCGACTCTGAAACCACGCCCGACATTGGCGACGTCACCTGGATCGGCTACGACTACGAGGCGCCCTACGGCACCGCCGTCACCTACCAGGTCGTCGTGTTCGCCTCAGGCGCGTCCGTGGCCTCAGCAACGTCCTCGACGACCACAGTGAACGAGACGTCCGCGTGGCTTGTCCATCCCGGCGACCCGTCGCTAAGCGTGGAGCTGCTCGGGCTGCGACAGATCGGCGCACGGAAACGCCAGATCACGCAATCCGTCCAACGCGTCCTGGGTCGCGCCGACCCCGTCGTCACCGCCGACGCACGCTCAGGCGTCGAATCGTCCCTAAGCATCGGCACGTCCACGCTCGCGCAGAGCAGCGCACTCGCCGACCTCATCGCCGACGGGACACCACTGCTCCTCAACATCCCCGCGTCGCTGGCATGGGGGGTCACTTACGAGTGGGTGGCACTCGGCGACGCCGAGGAGGCGCGCGTCGTGCCGCAGGTCGGCGCCCGACCCCACCGCCTGCACTCCATCTCGTATCTCGTCGTGGCACGCCCTGAGGGCGACCTCACCCCGCAGCGCACCTGGGCCGACGTCGTGTCCGAGTCGGCGTCGTGGACGGCGCTCATGTCCGCACGTGCCACGTGGGCCAACGTGCTCACAGGTTCCTAACGTGTACGACGTGTCCGCCCGGTTCCTGAGGGCGATCCGTGGCGGCGGCACCGTGGACGTGAGCTGCACCGCTTGGGCAGGCGCGACCCTGCTCGGTTCGATCCCTGTGCTCGGGGGGTCGGTCACCGTGGACGCCTCGAAGGTCGGCGTCCGACGCACCATGACCCTCGACACCACCACCGACCAGTGGGACGCCCTGAGCGCCTACGGCGTGGAGCTGCGCCCCTACCGTGGTGTGCGCTACGCCGACGGAACCGTCGAACGTGTCCCGCTGGGCGTGTTCGGCATCGACTCGGCGCGTCAGGCGTACGGGACGGAAGGGAAGCTGACGCTCACTTGCGCCGACAGGTTCGCCACTGTTCAGCGGGCACAGTTCGAGACACCCGAAACAACGAACGGTGCCGCCACTAGCGAAATCTCGCGGCTCATGCTCGCGCCGTTCGTGTCACCGCCGTCGTCGTCGATCACGGCGAGCAGCGTCGTGGACTGCACGGATTCCCTGTTCGAGCGGGACCGCGCCGCAGCTGTCGCGCAACTGTGCGAGATGGCAGCCTGCGAAGCCTACTTCGACGTGAACGGCGACGTGGTTGTTCGTGACCTGCCATCGCTGTCCAGCTCGTACGTGTGGTCTGTCAACGCGGGCGCCGACGGTGTCCTTGTGTCGGGCAGCAAGGAACGATCCCGGCAGAAAGTCTATTCGGTGGTGATCGTCACCGCCGCCGACGTGGACGGCTTCCCACCGTTCGACCCCGTTGTCGTCGAGGACGACGACCCGACCAGCCCGACGTACGTGTCGGGCGACTTCGGGCGCGTCCCCTACTTCTATTCGGCGCCTGAGATAGCCGACGAAGATCAGGCACGTCTCGCAGGTCGCGGGTTCCTCGACGCGCAGCGCGGCCGTGGCGCTCGTGTCTCTTTGGAGGCGATCGTTAACCCGGCACTTGAAGGAGGCGACGTGATCGCCGCAGTGTTCAACTCGACCACCACCGAGCTGCATCTGGTGGACGGCTTCACTGTCCCGCTGTCCGTGGACGGCGCGCAGTCGATCACGACACGATCGACGGAACCCGAATAGTGGACGCGCTCGGCGAGTTCGTTGCCGCGATCAGCGGCGACTTCGACTCTGAGACGGCGACGTGCAGGTTCGAGCCTGCCGAGGTTCGTTCGATCGAGGGTGTCGCTGCTGACGGCGAAACAGAGGTGATCGTCAAGTGGCGCGGCGCCGACATACGCGCCCCCTACCTCGACTCGTATGCGCCCTTCGTCGGCGACGTCGTTGTCCTGTTCATCCAGGGCCGCTCCCGATTCATCCTCGGGCGCCTGATCGGGGTCAACTACGCCACTGGCGCTGAGATCGAATCCACCGGAAACACCAACGGCGCAGGATCACGCCGTAAACGGATCACCTACTAGGAGTCGCACATGACTACGTATTCGAGCACGTACGCGCTGCCGTCGCCCGGACTCGCCGACGCCCCGAACGCGCCTGCACAGTTCGCCGCCCTCACCGCTGCCACCGAAACCGCGCTGAACACTGTCCGCGACGCCACTGGCGTCAACAACTTGCTGATCAATTCCCGTTTCGAGGTCGATCAGCGGGTCGCTTCCCCGGCCACCGTCACCGGCGCCTCGACCGGCTGGGTCGTCGATCGCTGGAAGTGCACCAGCGGGACGGGCGCCACCAACGTCGTCACCCGCACCGCGATCTCGACTGGCTCCTTCGCGGGCGCCCCCCGCTACAAGATGGCCTGGAATCGCAGCGTCGCAGGCAGCTCCACCTCCTACGTCCACCAGCGCATTGAGGACGTTCGCAACGGCGCAGGCAAGTCGGTCACTGTCACCTTCAACGCCGCAGTCTCCTCCGGCACCTCCGACGTCACCGTCTCGCTCACCCAGTGCTTCGGCACTGGCGGCTCGCCCAGCTCCGACGTCACCACCGTCGGCGCCACCACGATCACCGTGACGACCTCCACCAGCACCCGCCACACAGTCACAATCTCCAACCCGTCGATCTCGGGCAAGACGATCGGCAGCAACGAGGACTCCTACCTCGAGGTCCGCATCAACCGCGCATCAGCGACCGGAACCGGCACCGTGGACCTCTGGGAGCCGCAGTGCGTCATCGGATCTACCGCGCCCACCTACGTCGCCCGCAACCCGCAGCAAGAGCTCGCACTCTGCCAGCGTTACTACTACCAGTTCGGACCGTTCGGGGGGTCTCGCTACACGTCGGTCGGATGGTGCTATTCCACAACCGTCCTCTATGCAGTCTTCAAGTTCCCCGTCTCCATGCGCACCAGCCCCGCAGTGACCGTCTCCGCAGCAAATGACTTCACGGCGACAAACTCGGGAGCGGCGTGCAACTCAACCAATGTCACGGGGTCGCACGTCACCCCGGACCAGTGCCTCATCACCTGCACAGTCGCATCTGGCTTGACGGCAGGGCAGGCAGCGATGTTCTCCAACGACCAAGACACGACTAACGCCGCGATCTACGTCTCGGCGGAGCTCTAAGGGGACGCCATGACTGCCACCTACGACTTCAACGCCGCACAGGGCGAAACCTTCGACCACACCGTCACCTGGAAGATCGACGACGTTGCCGTCAACGTCACCGGCTACACCGCGCGCCTGCAAATCCGCAAGCGCCACACCTCGACCACCACAGTCGCCTCACTGACCAGCGGCTCCGGGCTCACCCTCGGCGGCTCGGCGGGCACGATCCAAATCGTGCTCAGCGCCACGGCCACCGCCGCACTCGAAGCACGCCGCTACGTCTACGACCTGGAGCTCGTCTCAGGCAGCGGCACCGTCTACCGCGTCCTCGAGGGCGCCTTCGTCGTCACCCCGGAGGTCACCAGATGACGACAGTGACCTCCACCGAAACCATCACCATCACCGAAGCCGACGGCACCGTCGTCGAAGTCTCCGGCCCACGCGGACCTCAGGGCGCAACAGGGGCGGTAGGCGCAGCGGGTGCAGATGCCGACGTCTCCGCGCTCCTGGTCAAGGCCAATGACCTTAGCGACGTCGCCGACGCTGAGACGGCACGCCAAAACCTTGGCCTCGGTGACGCCGCCAAACAAGACGTAGGAACCACCGCAGGAACGGTCGCGGCGGGTGATGATTCACGGCTCACAGGGGCGCTACAAGCGTCAGGGAACCTAGCAGCGATCGCGGACGCGGCAGCAGCACGAACCAACCTCGGGTTGGGGACGATGGCTACTCAGGCGTCATCGTCGTACGCGGCGCTAGCGGGGGCGACGTTCACGGGAGATTTGACGGTCGGTTCGGGTGGTGCGGGCGCCAGTCAACTTCGCGAGGTGAAGATCAACGGAGCGAGCGGCTCCGGCTCAGGCGGGTACTTCTCGGTCTACAGCAACGGCAGCCTGCTCGGTGCACTCGGTCGTGCTGGGGCGATCAACGGCGGAGCGTCGAACATCCTCGCTTTGTACGCAGCGACCAACTTTCAGATCCAAATGTTCTCGACGCCCACCGCGATCTTCAGCCCCTCATCGACCCTGCTGTCCGCGTACAACGCCAGTGCGGTTCCCGTGATCGCGAGGGGCGCGCCCGCGCACGCGACCAATCTCCAAAACTGGTCAAACTCTTCCGACTCTGTCCTCGCTTCTATTAGTGCAGCGGGAGCAGGAACGTTCAACGGGCTAACGGTTGCGGCGGGGGAGGACATCAACGCGGCGCACGCGGCGGCAGGGACAACCCGTTACGGGGCCGGGGCGTTCCGCACAGCAGCCACGGGAATCAATAACACCGTCGTCGGCGCGACGGCGGGCGACGCGATCACGTCCGGCGCGTACAACGTCCTTCTCGGACACAACGCGGGCGGCGGATTGACGACTGGAGGGTCAAACGTCGCAGTCGGCGCAGACACTCTGACCGGCGCCGCTTCTACCAACAGTGTGGCCGTGGGTATCTACGCCTTGGCCGGTGCCAGCGCGGCAGACAATACGGCGCTAGGTGCCGTGGCCCTGTTCGGCGTCACGTCGGGGGCTAACAACATCGGCGTGGGTTCTAACGCCGGACGCTTCACCACGACGCAATCCAACGAACTGTTCATAAACTCGATCAATCGCACCAACCGGGCTGGGGATATTGCCGGGTCGATCATTTACGGGGTGCAGAACGCGACCCCCGCGAACCAGACCCTCACCCTGAACGCGCTCGTAACCCCAACGTATGGGCTCAAATGGCTCGCCGGGTTGGAGCAAACCACGGTCGGTGCAGCCGGTGGAGCATCAGCACTCCCCGGAACCCCAACCAAATACCTGAAAGTCGTGGACTCGTCTGGGGCCACGCTCGTCATTCCCGCCTACGCCGCATAAGGAGAACCCCATGACCGACTTCGATCCCACCTCAGCCCTCACCGATACCGAGAAAGCGCAGATCGCGGAGCAGCGTGTGCGCGCGTGGGCTGCCGACGCATACGGGCATCAACTCAACAAGGCGGGGGTGCTTGCCGCTGACCCCGACGCCGACACCACCGACATGGACACCGCACTCGAACACATCACGAAAGCGATGAAAGCGACCCTGGAATCGGTGAAGGACGTGGACACCGAGGGTTTCGAGTCCCTGTCGAAGGCGTCGGCTGCACTCACCGCCTCCCGCGAAGTGAAGCCGGTGAAACCAGGTAAGGGCGACGAAATCCAGGCGGCGCGCGAGGCCGTCGAGTAATGACCACGGTGGCGGCAATGGTCGAACTGAACAGCGACTGGATCAGCGGACTAGCGGGGGTAGTGGTGGCTTTATTCGG